CAAAAAGATTTTGGCTTCAACTTTGAAACATCGGTAAACATATCAAACTTTGACAGAAGTTTGCTTCCAACCACAATCCCCTCATCTCCAGAAAGACAAAAACTTAAACTTCAATCTCCAGACAGAGAGTGGTACGCAATTCCCCACAATACACTGTCAATGCTTTATTCAAGAATGCAAAGTTGTTTTCTTTCAAGAACAACTGGAGAATTTTATGAAAGTGTTCTTTCTTCTAGGCTTGACATTGCTTGGCAGAGTGACAAAAAAATAAAACTACCAAAAATCATAGATAAAGTTCTGATGGTTCCTTCAATGCCAAATACTCATCCTGGTTCAAGGATTGATCATTTTGTTTGTGATCACTGGATGTTTGGAGACATAGATTCTGTTTTTGTTGCCAGTGATGCTTATCACAATTATCACACCTACTATTTCATGGGCGTTGACATAGTTCCTGAAATTGTTCTTGGTGCGCAGATTTTTTCAAATCAACTAAACCTTCAAAAAATTAACAAAGATAATGTTGGGATGTTTTCATATAAACTCCTGAGAGACATTCAACATTATGACGACAAACAACAAATCAACAATAGTAATCTGGGGACATAAACCCGGAACTCACACTCACTCCTTTATCCATCAAGCATTTTTTAAAGCTTTTAAAGAACAACTTTGTGCTGAAGTTCTTTGGCTTGACAATTCTGACGATGTATCTTTTTTGTCTGAATCAAAATCTTATATTTTTATCACAGAAGGTCAGGTTGATGGCAAAATACCAATTCTAAAAAATTCCAAGTACATTCTTCACAACTGTAATCTTGAAAAATATCAAACCATCTTACCAAACACATTGAATTTGCAAGTTTTTACAAAAAAGTGTTTGACAAGAGACATACAAAATATTGATTCTGATTCTTTGGTTTTCTATCAAAACAAACCAGTTGAAAGTTTGGAACAAGTTGGTGTTGACAACAGAACCATTTATATGCCTTGGGCAACCAATCTCTTACCAAAAGAAATTTTAAAAAGAACCGTTGAAGAAAACGTTAAAAACAAATCTTTGTCTTCTTCAACTGTTTGGGTAGGTAGTGTTTGCGATGGGGAACAAGGAAACTTGAAAGAACTTGAAGAATATTCAAAAGTTTGCAAGGAAAACAAAATAGGGTTCTTTGTCGCGAGACCACCTGAAGGTGAGACAATGATGAACATGATCAGACATTCTTACACAGCACCAGCAATACAAGGCAAATGGCAGGTTGAAAATGGCTACATTCCTTGTAGGGTCTTTAAAAATGTTTCTTATGGTCGTTTGTGTTCAACAAACAACAAACAAGTTTCCGACTTGTTTCAAGGAATGATTCCATATTCCGAAACCATGTCTGAACTCTTTCAAAAAGAATCTGAAACAGAAAACTCAATGAAACAAAAGGATTTAGATGCACTTATTTCTTTTGTGAAAAACAAACACACATACCTGAATAGAATCGCAAATATCTTAGAGGTTTTATGACATCGTTGTTACAGAAGAAATATAAAATTTTAGCTTTGTGTGATCATCCACTTTCAACTTCTGGTGTTGGAGTTCAGGCAAGATTCTTATTTGAAGGATTGGTTAAAACTGGAAGATATTCGTTCAAGGTTCTTGGCGGAGCGGTTAAACATGAAAATTATGAAACAGTTGCAGCTTCACCAGATTTCATTGTAAAGCCTGTAGACGGATTTGGAACTCCGCAGTTACTACGTCAGCTTTTAATCACAGAACAACCAGATGCTTTATTTCTGTTCACAGATCCAAGACAATTTATTTGGGTCTGGGAAATGGAGGATGAGATAAAACAAGTTTGTCCAATTGTTTATTGGCACGTTTGGGATAACGATCCATATCCAGATTTTAACAAAGTTTGGTATGACGGCACAGAAGCCATCAACTGCCTAAGTTACAAGACTTATGAAATGTTAAAAGAGTCTTACGATCATTCAGAAAAAGTTTCTTATATTCCTCATTCTTTTCCAAAGTCTGTATATTTTCCAATTCCCGAAGTTGAAAGGTTAAATCTTGTTTATCAAAACTTTAAAGACAAGTCAGACTGGTTTAAAGTTTTGTGGGTAAATCGGAACGCTCATCGCAAAATGCCAAACGATCTTTTGATGGCTTGGAAACTATTTCTTGATGCAAAGGAAAAGGGAGACGGAAATAGAAACGCGGTGTTGATTATGCATACCGATCCAAACGATGTTGAAGGTCCAAACCTTCAAGCAACATCTCAAAGGTTGGGAATATCAGACAATGTTTGGTTTAGCACCAACAGAATTCAATTTTCAGATCTTAATATTCTTTACAACATTGTTGATTGCACTGTGAATATTTCCAAGGCAGAAGGTTTTGGATTGTCAATTTTAAGTTCTCTTCAATGTGGCACTCCAGTAATAGGTTTGAAAACCGGAGGAATGACAAGACAACTCATTGACCATAGAACAAACAAAGAAGTTGGCATTGCTCTTGATCCAATTGAAAGAAGTATGATTGGAAGCCAGATGGTTCCTTACATCTATGAAGACATTGTGTCAAAGTTAGATCTTGTTGAAGCTTTTTGGAGACTAAGTCACTATCCAACAGAACTTAAAAAAGAAATTGCTCAAAAAGGTTTAGAATATGTTGATTTTGAATTCAACTATGAAAACATGATTAAATCTTGGGATGAGTCATTTGTTAAAACAATAGAAAATTTTCAAACCAACAAACCGCAACAGTGGGACGTTGTTAAACTAGGGCTATAGCAAAATGCAAGAATCAACAAAAACACTTTTACTGAGAGGGCCGTTCTTAACACAGTCTGGATATGGAACACATGCAAGACAGATTGCAAAATGGGTTTTTAACAGCTTATTGGAACAAATACCTGATTTGGAAGTTGGTGCAGAGTTGTTGCCTTGGGGGATGACGCCCTGGCTAACAAATTTTGACAAGGATGAAACTGTTGCTCAACTTGTTCAAAGTACAAACAACGTTAAAAATTTTTCTGACATTTCAATACAAATTCAACTTCCGAACGAGTGGAATCCCTTTGCTGCCAATTTTAACATTGGAGTAACTGCTGGTGTTGAAACAGATAAATGTCCTTCTGAGTGGATAACCTGTATCAACAGAATGCAAATGGTGATCGTTCCTTCAGAGTTTACAAAACAAACTTTTTTAAACACTGGAAAAGTAACAACTCCAATTGTTGTTATTCCTTTGAGTTATCACAATGACTACTTGTCAAAAGAACTTGATCAACGCACGGTTGAAAAATTAAATCAAACCATTACAACAGATTTTAACTTTCTCTCTGTTGGATTGCTTTCTGGAAATACACCCGACAACGATAGAAAGGCAATGCTTTATACTGCAAAATGGTTTGCAGAAGCGTTTAAAGGAAATCCCAATGTTGGCCTTGTGTTTAAAACTGGCTTGTTTCGTCAAACACACCTTGATCGTTCAATGACGACAACAGTTTTCAACAAAACTTTGCTTGAAAATAACCTTATCACAAAAGAAGGACCAAATCCAAAATTTTTTCTCGTTCATGGAAATATGGAAGAAAAAGAAATGAACACCTTGTATAGACATCCAAAAATAAAAGCTTTGGTTAGCTTTACACACGGAGAAGGCTTTGGTTTGCCGTTGTTGGAATCTGCGATTTGTGGATTGCCTGTGATTGCTACAAACTGGAGTGCTCACACAGAGTATCTTCAGAGTAAAAAATGGTTGCCTGTCAACTGTTCAGTAAATGAAATTCATCCATCAAGAATTGATGGAAAGATCTTCTTAAAAGATTTTAAATGGGCTTATGCAGATGAAGAACATGCAAAGAAAAGAATAAAAAATTTCTTTGACAAACCAGAAGGACCGAAACAGTGGGCAAAAGAAATGGCTACAGCAATTGCTCCAAAATATTCGGAAGACTTTATTTCAGGTATGCATTATCAACAACTTGCAGAAAAAATTAAAGAAAACCTATGACAGTAGTTTTAATTGTAATTTTAACTTGCTTGTGTCTAGTTCTTGGATTTTTAGTTTATCGTCTTTCAAGCTATGTAATGTCTATTGAAGACTCTCTTTCAAACGCAATTGAAATACACGAAAGAACAATAAAAACTTTTGATGCAATGCTTGAAGTTCCTATGTTTTTTGACAGTCCGGCTGTTCAACAAGCAGCAAATGCTGCATTGGAAGATGTAAAACTTTGTCGCGCAGCTACTAATGAAATTATACAATCTTTTACAAAATTAAGCAAAAATGTTTACATCATTGATGAAGAGTCTGAAAAATAACAAGAATTGGTCTTTGGTTAAAACCCAATATAATCTTTAACATAATGGCAAAAAATACAAACGAAACAAATGAAGCTTTTTTTGACGGAACAATGGATGCAGTAGAAGAAATTGATATTGATTCTATTGTTCAAGCAAAATCAACAATTCCGACCACAGGTAAACGAAAAATAATAAGGAGAAAACCTGGAGATACCTCTCCAAGAAAATATTATTTTGACGAAAAAACCCAAGATGCTATTGTGAGATTTCAAAAAGAATCTATTCAAAAATTAAAGGAAGAGATTTATGCAAAAGAAATTGATCCTGCGTTTAAAGCACTTGTAGAAAATCTCATCAATGTTTACAAATTTCAAGTTGCGCACGATTCAAAAGAAGATCTTAGAAATGAAGGTGTTCAATTCTTGTACACGATTATTAACAAGTTTGATGCGACAAGGGGAAGTAGAGCTTTTGCTTATTTTAACGTTGTTGCAAAACACTGGCTCACAATCAAAAGCAAGCAAAATGTAAAAATTATTCAAAACTTTGTATCTCTTGACAACACCGCACCCGAAGCTTTTACAAAACATGACCTTGAAATACTTGAAAATTACACAACAGAACTATCACCAGTTGATGTTTTAACTCAAGAAGAAAAGAAAGAAAATATTAAAAAAATTCTTGCCAAACTAAGATCTGGAGCAAAAACAAAAAATGAAATTGAAGCTTTGAATGCAATTGACACTTTATTTGAAAGTGTTGAAACGGTTGATTTGGTAAGTAAGAGAGCAGTTTTGGCTTACATGAGAGAACTGACAAAATTTTCTCCAAAACAACTTTCTTCAACTCTTAGTGGTTTAAAAAAAGAATATAAAAACGCTAGAAGTTCCGGTGAGTTTGATTTATGACAGCCATTACAACAAACACCAATCAAAAAGAAGAAGTTTCTTTAGTACAAGAAAATTTTAGTCATGCAAGGTTGAGAAAAGCTCAAGATTGTCAAAGCTTTGAAGAACTTCTTCTTAACTTAAAAGTTGATTCAAAGATAAAGTCACTATGGAAACAAATTTATCTGAATGCCATTAGCGACAGAACAAACGCTATGGTTGCTTACACCGATCTTTATATTAAATGTCATGGCGAACCTGACATGCACGCAATTCATGGACAAAATCTTTCAAAATATCTTGAAAGAATGGAAAAAAGCAATGCTCAACTTATTAAACTGGCTGAAATGATAGAAAAAGTTGATAGTGCAATAAATCCACCAGAACAAAATGATGAAACTAAAAATCTTGTTGGTAAAGATTTGTATGCTTCTTTCGCTGGACCAAAAAAGAAATAAATATATAAGACCATCATGTCTAACGGATACAATGTAGGAAGAGAAATTATTGGTGGTGTCGGTTCAAGTCATGTAAGAAATCACCAAGTAGAAAACATCGTTCCAAGTGCTGTGATACTTCGTGCGGTTGTGGTGGAAGTTCTTTATGATCCAGACAGTCTTTCCTCAGACGAAAAAAACTCTTTGAAGACTAAAGTTTCAAATCCAGAATTCGTTGACATGGCACCACCAAATTCTCTTTTGGTAAGAGTTGTTAGCAATGGTCACGACCTTACAAACTCGCAACCTTCTCTTGTCTACCCGTTTTTCTCATCTCATTTTCAACTTCCAATTGCTCCAGGTGAACAGATTGCTGTTTTCTATGAAGATTTTACTTTTCAATCTTTTTCAAGTTTAGGAAAGTGGTTAACAAGATTTCATGAAGGAACCTTCGTTGAAGATGTAAACTATACACACAGTGATCGTTCAAAAGATCCAAATTTGATCCCTGCAACAACCAGACTTTCTCAAACAGAAAACAACAATCAGCAACAAGTAATTCCAAATTTTCCAAACGGAGGAGGAACTTCAGATTCTTTCACCTTGTCTTTATCTTCAAGTAACAGAAATCCTTTTGATGAAATAATTCAAAATTCTTCTGCCTTTAAAATAATGAAACCAGAACCAGTGCCGCGTTGGATAAAACGTCCACAAGAATTTGTACTTCAGGGGATGAACAATTCTTTGATTGTTCTTGGTGATGATAGAAATGGGCCAGCATTAAGAGTATCTGGAAGTGCTAGTGAAGAATTGGACAAAGTTGGTTTTGCTGGAAGTATTGATTTGGTTTGTGGACGCGGTCGCTCTGGAATGCCATATAGCCAAAACAGCAACCCTGGCACAACAAATCCTTTGGTTGTTCAAAATTCAAGACAAACTTTAGAAACAAACAAAGTTTCAAGACCAAGAAATCCAACAGAAGGAAATGTTGATCTGGAAAATGATGCCGCGAGATTGACAGTGGCAATGAATTCAAAGATGGATCAAAAGTTAAAAACACAACACAATACAGATTCATCAAAAGGTTTTGTCTATCCAGACAATGTCAGAAGACCAGTGCAACCAGAACCAAGTTCCAGTGCTGGGCACAACAATTCATATGTTGTGGCAAAAGCGGATCATCTTAGATTTGTTGCAAGAAAACAAACAAATCCCGTAAACATAAACGGATCTGTTTTAATTTTAAGAGAAGGGACCAAAGATGAAGATCTTTCATTTGTCTATCTTGAAGGAGGAAAAATTCAAGTTGAAGCAAAAGAAATCTATTTTGGAAAGTCTACTGAAAAGAATGAACCGTATATCAAATATAGTGTTTATGAGTCACACATCAACGAGTTAAAAGCCCAAATAAAGGCACTGGCTGATCAGGTAAACTCTATAACAAGTGTATATAAGTTGGCATTTGAAAATTCAATAGCAATTCCTTTTAGTCCAATAGCAACTTTGGTAAGTTCAGGTCCAACAGTTGCCCAAAGCACAACGACAGTTGTGCAACTTGTGAAACAGAGAGTTGACACAATACACCCAGTAGATGCAAAATCGGAAAAAATATTTGGAGAATAAGAAAATGACAGTAGAAAATGAAATTTTGAACAGAAAAATTAATGCCGCTTTAAACAAAAGTTCTTCTCAAATTGCTTCACAGGCAGCCGCTAGTGCACTAAGAGAACAAACAGCAAGAGAAATATCTCAAGCTGTTGAAGAATATGTGGAAGCAAAATTGCAAAAACTCAAACTCGTTTTAACGACACCAGGAGTTTTTATTGGAGCAGGAACGGGAGTTGTTACTGTAACGGCGCCAGGATTAGCTGCGTATAATCCTTCTTTGTAAGATAGCTAATTATTGGCAAAATGGCAGAGAGCTTTATTAGTTTTAAAGGCGTAGGAACAAGACAGTACGCAACAAACAGAACAAATGTTGTTCCAACAACCCAACTTCCAATTGGCATATCTCTTCCAATGTCTTTTGGTTCAGAAGATTTCCTGCAAATGAACAAAGACTTGTTTGTTCAAATAAAACAAAATTTTAGAAACTTACTTTTAACAAACTTTGGAGAAAGATTGGTTTTGTTTGACTATGGAGCAAATTTAAAACCACTTGTTTCTGAATATCTTAATCAAGAAACTTTTGATGAAGAAGCGATGATTCGTATTAACACAGCAGTTTCAAAATATATGCCTTTTATTCAACTAGAAGGCTTCAAGTCAGAGGTGACAAAACTTCTTGAAAATGGCGCAGGAATTTCATCCATTGGGATTGTTAAAATAACTCTTCAATATTCCATACCAAGAATCAACATCACGCAATCATTGTTGGAAGTTTCAATACAAGCTATGTAATAAACAGTATGTCAACGGTTGATAGTCGCAGAGAACTCTTAAAACAAATCAAAGAAAGAAAATATTTGAACAGGGATTTTGATGGATTTTATCAAGATTTACGTTCACATGCTCAAACATATTTCCCAGATAAAATTAAAGATCTTAGCGAAAATGGGGTCGGTGGATTGCTTTTAGAAATGCCAGCGTATGTTGGCGACGTAATGTCATTTTATCTTGATCATCAGTTCCATGAACTCAATGCAGAAACAGCAGTTGAGCCAAGAAACATTGAAACTCATCTCAGAGAATCAGATGTTGAAATTGTGGGAGCTGCACCGTCAGTTAGTGTTTTGGAATTTTTCATCAAAGTTCCAGCAGAGGTAATTAATTTAGTTTTCAAACCACAAACAAATTCTTTACCAATTATTCATGCTGGAACAACTGTGAAAGCAGAAAACGGAATTTTGTTTGAGTTGGTTGAGGATGTAAACTTCAACGACACAGACTCTTCAGGTAATTTGAAAGCTAAAATTGTCATTGGAGACACGGAAGCAACAACTGGAAACCCCACAACTTTTATTCTTTCAAAAAAAGAAATCGGTGTATCTGGATTGCGTGCGAGTGAAACATTTAGTGTTGGTAGTTTTACAGCATTTAAAACCTTTACTCTTTCCAAAGAAAACATCACAGAAATTATTAGCGTTTCTGATGATCTTGGAAATGAATATCATCAGGTTGATTTCCTCACTCAAGACACAGTTTGGAAAGCGATTACAAACAAGAGTGAAATAGACAACACTTTAGTAAAAGACAATTTAGAGCTAATTCCTGCTCCTTATAGATTTACAAAAAACACTTCTCTTACAACAAGATTAACAACACTCACTTTTGGTGGTGGTTCTGCCGCTTCTTTGACAGATGACATTATTCCAGATCCAAGTGAATTTGCCGTTCCACTGTACGGGAAAAAAACTTTTTCCCGTTTCAATATAAATCCAAACAATTTATTGAACACTTCAACTCTTGGAATAGTTGCTCCAAACACAAACATTACTGTAACTTATCGTTATGGCGGTGGTCTTTCGCACAACGTTGTTAAAAACAGCATCAAAAGCATTGAAACATTAACAATAACTTTTCCTAATTCACCATCAACCTCAGTTGCTTCTTTTGTAAGAAATAGTATTGATGCAAATAATCCAGAAGATGCTTCTGGTGGAGATGACGCTCCGACTTTAGATGAATTAAAACTAAAAATTCCAACAGCTAAAGCTTCACAAGGTAACATGACAACAAAAGAAGATCTTTTGGCTAGAATTTATAAAATGCCTTCAAACTTTGGAAGAGTATTTAGAGCAGCAGTAAAACCAGATCCAACAAATCCTTTAGCTTCAAGACTTCATGTTGTTTGCAGAGATATTAATGGAAATCTTTGTAATGCACCAGATGCATTAAAAAAAAATCTTGCAACCTATTTAAATCAACATAGATTGATAAGTGACGCTATTGATATTTTGGACGTACCAGTTATAAATTTTAAGATTGAGTTTAGAGTTGTTGCAAATCCCGAACAATCAAACAACAAACAATTAATTTTACAAACTTGTCTTAAAAAACTTGCAAATTATTTCAACATCAAAAAATTTGAAATTGATCAGCCAATAAACGTTGAACATGTGAGAAACATATTGTTCAACACTCCCGGAATTCTTAGTGTTGAAAATGTTAAAATAACAAACATAACAGGAACTTTCAGTGACAGAAAATATTCAGATGTTCAGTTTGATATTGAAACAAATATTTTTCATGGTTTGTTGATAGGACCACCAGGATCAATGTTTGAGTTAAAGTATAAAGATTATGACTTGCTAGGTTCTATTATTTAATACTTAAGAAAACAATATCATGGCAATTAAAAAAGAACTGCAAATTTTTGAACAACTTTTGGAAGAGTTTGAGAAATCACTCAATCAAAAAGAATTAATCAACGAAGTTGATAGTAATGTAGATCCAAACTATATTCAAAAATTAAGAAACACTATGCAGCGAAATGCTGCTGGGCAAGGACCACAACCATTTGCACACGCACCGACTGTTGCAGTTCCAACGCCAACAAACAACAACGGCCAAACAACACAACAAGATAACAATACTGGTTTTGCCAAGAAGTTTCAGACAATGAATCAGAAAATTGTAGAAGAAGCTCAAGCTCTCAACGATCAATCTTCTCTTGTTCATCAACTTTTTGCACACAAGGCAATTGTTGGAAACATGCTTGGAATCTATAAACTTCTCGTTGAAAACAGCCAAACAGCTTCACCAAAATTGAAACAACACTTTGATGAAATTTTAAAGGCTTTGGAAGTTTTGAACACAAAGATGCAAACACCAAAAAGTCCTTCAAAACCAACAACACAACCAGCAGCAAATTCTCCTGTTGAAAAACTAAATCAATATGCTTCTTATGCTCGGTAATAACTTAAAAAATGAAAAGAATTTTAAAATGTACGAAAGATACGTACATAACAAATAAAATTATTGGTGGACAGAGACAAGAACAAGGAAATGTTGGTCTAGCTGGCACTCTTGATCTTTTTAAACTATATGATGAAAGTCATCTTTCTGGGACTTCTGAACCAGTTGAAATTTCTAGAGCTTTGTTAAAGTTTGACTATTCTTCTGTTGAAACTTTGGTTTCATCTTCTAGAGTTTTTCTTGACGATCCTTCATTCAAATGTTATTTAAAAATGTTTAACATTGTTGGTGGGCAACCAACGCCAAGAAATTTTAACCTATCCGTTTTTCCTCTTGCTGTTAATTTTGAAGAAGGTTTCGGAAATGATATTGCGACATTCCAACATGTAAACGCAGCAAACTGGCTTTCAAGTTCCGGTGGTTCACTCTGGAACGTTTCTGGATGTTTTGCTTCGGGCGCAATTGGACAAACAAACATTGATTACTTTGTTTCTGGAAATTTAACTGGAATTAGTGAATCACTTGGTTTGTCTGTTTATTTTGATCGTGGAGATGAAAATCTTACACTTGACATCACCAAACTTGTTTCCGCTTCAGTTTGTGGTTTGATTCCCAATCATGGAATAAGATTATCTTTTGATAATAGTAAAGAAAATGATGACCAATCTTATTTTGTTAAAAGATTCGGTTCAAGACATACAAGTAACACATCTTTTCATCCTTGTGTTGAAATGTGTTATAATGATTCTGTTGAAGACAATTTTTTAAATTCTTATTTTGAGACATCAAACAAAATATTTCTGTACAATATTGTTCGCGGAGAGTATAAGAATCTTTTTGATGTTTCTGGAAATGAGATCACTGGTTCCAATTGTGTTAACTTAACTTTGGTCGGTTCTCACAGTTACAACTATATCACAAATAGTTGGAGTATCACTCACAGTGCAAGCATAAACTATCTCACTTCTTCCACTGCTTATTTTTCTGCGTCTTTTTCTGGGTCTTTATTAAAAACAGGAATTTATTATTCAACCTTTAATATAAACCCCCAAACAAACACGGAACTAAGACAATTTTTATCTGGCGCAACTTCTGTTAATTTGTTGCCACGATGGCAATCTGCCAATTTTGGTGAAACTTTAAAAGTTGGTTCTTCTTGGTTGAACATCAACTCCAATCTTGAAACAGAGATTAATGGTGAAGATAGAAATATTGTTATGAATATTACAAATCTCAAACAAGAATACACAAAAAACGAAGAACCAAGACTTAGAGTGTTTATTCAGGACTACAATAACGAAATGAAATATTCAAGAGTTCCGAAACTTTTAACTTCGGAAGTATTTTCAAAGATGTTCTGGAGACTTAAAGAAGCGAATTCAAAGAAGATAATTTTTGATTTTGACACAACAAACAACAGCACAAAATTATCTAGTGATGGAAATGGAATGTGGTTTGACTTTGACATGTCTTCGTTATCATCAGAGAAAATTTATGAGTTTGAGTTTCTGATAAAAGAAAATGGCCTGAAAGACTATCTTATCCTAAACCAAGGTTTTAGGTTTAAAGTCTTATCGTCATGACATCAATAAGAGATACAGTAATTTTCAATCGTCCACAAGGAATTTTTAACTCTACAACAGTTAGAAAATTTAAAAACAATTTAAGCACAGGATTTAACCAAAACTCTATAAATCAAGAAAATGGTTTTGTTAACTTGGGCGGAATTTTGTCTGGAAGTTCCTTTGGGAATTCTTCTTCTTTTCGTTATGACTTGCAAGGTTTAACCGGAATTAAAAGCACACAGCAACTTAACACGGATTGGTCAAACTATTCAAATCACGTTTTTTTTCATTCTGCGCAAGTTAAAGTAAATGCTGGTTTTCAAAAAATATTTGACACTTTTCCTTTTGATGGTTCAAAAGAAGAGACAGAAATATTTTTTGACAAACTAACAGGTTATGAAAATTATATTTTTAATCTTTTCCCAAAAAGCCGCAACTATCTTTTTTTCTCTGGAACAAACTCTGGTTATGAAAATGGAAAAGGTACTTGTGTCATAGCTCAAGACACAATGGGAAGTGCTTACCCAACATTGTCAAGACAGCAAGATGGTAGCAGTGTTTTAAATCCCGGAACAAACTCAATGACTTTTGAGTTTCATTTGTTTGCGCCGCCAATTCCAAATCACAACTCAGTAATACTTCAAAAATTGTCTGGAACAACAGGATTTTCAATTGTTTCTGTTGCAACCAATTCTGTTGATTCAATTCCCTTAATGATGATTGCTAGTTCTGGGAGTTTGTTTTTTAGTTCTTCTATTCTTTTTTCTCCAAAAGGAAATTTCAACCACGTTGCCTTTGTTTGGGACAGGACTCCCGGCTCTAATTTAATTTGCACTTTTTTGAATCAAGAGCTTTGTGGAAACACTACTGGACCAGAGTTGGGAAATCTGCAATTTAATTCTGCAAAGCTAACAATAGGTTCTGGATCTGCTGTTGGAAACTGGTCTCCAACCAACACTCTATCTGGGGCACTGGACGAGTTGCGAGTCTGGCATTGCGTTAGAAACCAAGAACAAAGAGAAGAATTCGCCAAAAAAAACGTTTATGCTCAAGAAAATTTAAAACTTTATTACAAGTTTAATGAACCTTCTGGAAGTTTTACCGACATTGTAATTGACAGTTCTGGAAATAGTGTTCATGGAACCATTAACAGTTGGGCAAGTGATGTTGTTGGAATAAGAGAAATTGGCTCGGCCTCTGTCGGCTTGCCAATACCAACATGTTACGAACAAGATAAAATCAACCCAATTTTGTTTAGTTCATATCCAGATTTTTCTTCACTTACTGGTTCGCTTTTGTCAAGTGCTAAAATCTATGATGAAAACAATCCAAACTGGATTGTACGTTTAGTTCCAAATCATTTGTTTCAAGATGGACAGCAGCAAGACAACACAAGCGATCAAGAAATCATTGATGGACTGAACCACACTGAAACTTCAAGCGGTTTAAGAAGTGAACAAATGGGTCAATCCCAAATTCTTTTATTGCTTTTGTACACTTGGGCAACTTATTTTGATGAATTGAAACTTTTTATAGACTCTTTTGGAAACTTAAATCATCTTGACTATAACTCAAATGACACTATTTCAGATGAGTTTCTATCATTTTTTGCAAATAGGTTTGGAATAACTTTACCAAATCTTTTTGGAAATTCATCCATTGATCAGTTTGTTAATGGAAACAAAATACAGTTAGATTCGTTTGAAGACAATAGTGTTTCTTTGCAAAATATTCAGAACCAAATTTGGAGACGGATATTGATTAACATAAAAGATGCCCTTAAGAACAAAGGCACAATACATGGCATTAAATCACTAATTCGTTCCATTGGAATAGACCCAGATAACAATTTTAGAATAAGAGAGTTTGGTGGTCCAACAAAGAGAACAATGGGCTCAACCACAACTTCAACAAGAGAACAAAAAAGTGCCATTGTTCCTATGTTGAATTTTGTTTCTGGTGGATTGATAAAATCTCCTTATCTCACATTTCAAAGAAGTCAAAACGAAGTTGGATTTCCAACAACAAGTTCAGTTTCAGCAAACGACAATCTTTTAACTTCTGGTTCATGGAACATAGAAAGTTGGTTTCAGTTTCAAAATCCAAAACAAGAAACACAAAGCCTTGTAAGACTTGAAACAACAAGTTCTTTTGGACAATTGTTGTTTGGAAATTTAATTGCTGTTTCTGGTTCTGGATTAACTTGGTACACCAGACCAAATGCTCAAGGATCATCTCCAGTTTTTTCTATGTCTGTTAATGGTTTTAATCCAATGGACGGAAACCCATGGCATTTTTCTGTCGGAAGAACAAGGGGAGATGAGTTTGCACAAAGTAACATTTCATCATCGTACACTTTAAAAGTTGGCAAAGTTTCATTTGGAAAAATAAGTGAAGAATATAGTGCTTCTGTTCTTTTCAACGACAACACTTTAGCACAAAACAAAAATATCTGGCAAAATCTTGATAGTACATTTAATGCTTCTGGTTCTTGTTTTTTGATTGGTTCTGGGAACTATTCTTACTCTCCCATCTTAACTGGGTTAAACGACAATACTGTTGCAATGGACAATAAAATAAGAAATTCTTATTTTGATGGAAAAATAGCTAGAGTTAGATTTTGGTCAAAAACAGTTAAACACAAAGA